TATGAACTGTCTGAACGCCGCGAACAGATGCCAAACGTGCCAGATGACGTGATTTTGATGACAGCGGGCGTGGATGTGCAGGATAACCGGCTTGAGGTGTCGATAATTGGCTGGGGACGTGATGATGAGACGTACGTGATCGCGCACGAGACGCTTTACGGTGATCCAAGCACGCCGCAGCTGTGGACCAACCTTGATTCTGTCTTGAATACGCAATTTGAGACGGAATCAGGCCGACAGATAGCGATTCGCGCGAGTTGTGTTGATTCAGGCGGACATTTTACGAATTCTGTGTATGCGTATTGCAAAAAGAACGCACCAAGGCGCATTTTTGCTATCAAGGGTGTTGGTGGCGAGGGAAAACCGATTTCTGGGCGTCCATCCAAGAACAATATCGGTAAATGTCTGCTTTTTCCTGTCGGTGTAGATACTGCAAAAGATTTGTTATTCGCCAGGATGCGAATCAAAGAGGCTGGGCCGGGCTATATGCACTTCGCTGATGCTCTAAATGATGAATACTTTCGGCAACTTACAGCTGAAAAGATTGTGACTCGCTTTCACAGAGGCTTTAAAAAGCGCGTTTTTGAGAAGATTCGCCCTCGAAATGAGGCGCTTGACTGTATGGTGTACGCATTAGCGGCATATGGTATATTAGGGGTGAATGTCAATGCCCTTGCTGACAAACTGGAAAACGCGCAAGATGCGGTTGAAAGTGAACAGAAAGAGCAGAAACAAACCTCTTACCTCCAGCGTGGAAAGCCGCGTGGGAATTTTGCGACATCATGGCGATAGAATATGGCGAACTTATTTCTTGCTGCGAACGCTCCAGAAGGTGAACCTGATGAGATCGTAGTTGGCGACTTCATACAATGGAAGCGATCAGATATCGCGCAAGATTATCCAACGTCTACCGGCTACACAGCCGAATATGTGGCAAGAATTACAGGTGGCGGTGCCTCTGAGATCAAAATAGCACAAGCCGCTGGTTCAACTGACAGTTATTACCTTTTTAGCGCTGATAGCACGACAACTGCCGACTATACCGTTGGAAAGTATCACTGGCAGCTGGAGATCACTCAAACAAGCTCTAGCAATCGTGTCGTTGTTGATCAAGGCAACTTTGACATTGTTGCAGATATGGACGTTGATAATGCTGATCCCCGCATTCACGCTGAGATCATGCTGACAAAGATCGAATCGCTTTTGTCCGGCAAAGCCGACTCAGATGTTGCAAGCTATTCAATCGCTGGGCGCTCTCTTACCAAGTTGAGCTTTAGCGAGTTGGTTGAGGCGCGTGATTATTACCGCCGCGAGATTGTGCAACATGAAAACCATGAGTTGGTAAAGCGCGGCAAAAAGAACGGCTCGACGATTCAGGTGAGGTTTTAAATGGCTCTGTTCGACTTTTTGAAATCTAAACCTGATACAAAGAACAAGACTTTCAAAAGAGCGTATTCAGCGGCTAACACAGGCCGCTTGTTTGCTGATTATCGAGAGTCAGAGCGCTCTGCTGATAGCGAGCTTTATCCAGTTATATCGCGGATGCGTGCAAGATCACGCGATCTAGCGCGTAACAACGAATACGCCAAGCGTTATCTGTCACTGCTCAAGACAAATACGGTTGGGCAGTACGGCGTAAAGCTACAAGTAAAAGCACTTGATCCCGCTGGCGCGCTAGATCAGCCAGGGAATAGTGCTGTTGAACAGGGTTTTAAGGCTTGGGGGCGCAAGGGGAACTGCACGGCGGACGGGAAAATGTCCTGGATCGACGTGCAGAAGATGGTTATTGAGAGTCTGGCGCGTGATGGTGAGGTTTTTATCATCAAGCATCGCGGAAACGACTTCCATGACTCGTTTGCATTGGAATTTATAGAGCCTGATCAGGTTGATGAAGAAAAGTCTGAAAGATTGTCGAATGGCAATGAGATTCGCATGGGCGTTGAGCTTGATAAGTTCCGCAAGCCTATTGCGTACCATTTGCTCACGTATCACCCCGGTGATTACGACTTTACGACGCAGACACGCACCCCTAAGCATCGTCGCATCACTGCTGATCGCGTTATTCATATATTTCAGCCTTTGCGCCCCGGACAAACTCGCGGTGAGCCGTGGATGGCCCCAGCAATGGCATCGCTTAAACAATTAAATGGCTGGCGTGAGGCATCAATTGTTGCGGCGCGTATGGGCGCATCGAAGATGGGATTCTTTACGAGTCCATCGGGTGACGGCTTTGTTGCTGATGAGCTTGATGGCAACGTGCCAATTATTGACGCACAGCCTGGCACTTTCCACCAATTGCCTAACGGCGTTGATTTCAAGACGTTTGATCCGCAATACCCCAACAGCGAATTTGACAGCTTCCACAAGTCGGTGCTGAAGGGTATCGCGTCGGCGCTGAATGTTTCATATACGTCACTGGCTAACGATCTTGAGGCTACGTCTTATAGTTCTATCCGCCAGGGCGCACTTGAGGAACGTGATTACTATCGCAACCTTCAGCAATTAATGATTGATCACTTTGTACGCCCAGTGTTTGAGGCATGGCTTGAATCGGCGCTTGAGGTGCAGGGCGTGCGGCTGCCGCTGTCTACTCTTGACAAGTTCAAAGGCGCTGCTGAGTTCCGAGGCCGCGCGTGGAACTGGGTTGATCCACAGAAAGAGATGAATGCGGCTATCAACGGAATGAAGGCTGGCGTGCTTAGTCTGCAAGACGTGGCGAGCCAGTACGGGAAAGACACTGAAGAGCTACTTGCTGAGATACAGCGCGACAAGAGCTTGATGGAGCAGTTTGGCGTGAAGTATGCGCTTGAGCCTTACGCGGCAATGATGATGCCGGTGGTTCCCGAGGTGACTGATGGCGACGTATAAGGGCGAGGAAATAAATACAAAACCGACGGAGGCGATGGCGGCTAATGCTAAACGTGGCTTGGAATGGCGTGAAGAATTTGGGCGTGGCGGTACTGAGGTTGGCGTCGCTCGCGCTCGTGATCTCGTTAACCGTCGCGATCTCAGTATCAATACTGTTCGGCGTATGTATAGCTATTTTGCGCGACACACTGTCGATAAACAGGCCGAAGGATTCAGTAGTGGAGAGGAAGGATTCCCCAGCGCAGGACGAATTGCTTGGGAGCTTTGGGGAGGAGATGCTGGAGAGTCTTGGGCAAACAGAATCACGCAAAGACTCAATTCACTAGATGAGCGCGCTTACGATGATAAGCGGCCATACCCCAATGAACACGCGGCGAGAATCAAAGAGCCTAGCCAATACGAGCAGTTCAGACGCATAAATGATGAACTTGGCGAGGGAATTGATATAATCGTTGGTTATAAAGACGGCGAAACAGAGATTCAGTCGATACGCTTTGATTCGTCACAGTTCTCAGAGGATGAAGCGCGCGAATGGTTGCGTGAAAATAACTGGGAAGTTTTGGAATTTGAACCGGCCATTGAGGAACGTGCAATGGAAACAGAAAAACGCGCAGAGCCAGATGAGTTATCAGTTGGCGACTTTGTAAGCTGGAATTCATCCGGTGGCAGAGCGAGAGGAAAGATCGAGCGCATTGAGCGTGATGGATCAATCAATGTGCCTGATTCAGAGTTCACTGTGAACGGTACTGAGGATGATCCTGCGGCGTTGATTCGCGTTTATGACAGCGAAGGTAATCAGAGCGATGTGCGAGTAGGCCACCGCTTTTCGACGCTAACTAAGATTGATCCTATTCGTGGATATGATGAGGAAGAGCGTCATATCAAGAATGTAACTGAAACCGCTGATTCAGTGATTATCGAGTTCGGTAAGTCTGAAGAGCCTCAAGAAGAGGATGCGGAGGATGAGACTGAAGAGCGCAAGGGTAATGTTGAGATTACACATCGCGCAATGGAGCTTTCAGCTAAGGCGGTTGATGAAGAGTCGCGCCGCGTAAAGATGGCTGTGAGTTCTGAGGAGCCAGTACAGCGCTCATTCGGAATGGAAGTGTTGGAACACTCAGAAGAAGCAATTGATCTGAGTTTCTTGAACAGCGGACGCGCCCCGCTTCTTTTGGATCATGATCCAGAAAGACAAATTGGCGTGGTTGAATCTGTCGATCTCGACGGCTCGGCTCGGCGGCTCCGGGCGACGGTGCGTTTTGGCAAAGGCGCACTTGCTAGAGAGGCTTTCGACGATGTGGTTGATGGTATCAAGGCTAACGTGTCCATTGGTTATGCCATCAACAAACTAGAACGCAAAGACAAAGAAACTTATGTTGCTAAGTCTTGGCGTCCTGTCGAGGCAAGTTTGGTTTCTATTCCTGCGGATGCCTCCGTGGGTGTGGGCCGATCAAGCTCTGCTTCATCTAACCCCGTGATCAAAACTGACTTTAAGGAGATACCCATGTCAGAATCAATTGATATCGCGGCAGTCGAAGCAGATGCTCGTAAAGCCGCCCAAAAGAACGCCGCTCAAATTGTTGAGCTTGGCGCACGTCACCACAAGTCTGATCTTGCTCAAAAAGCTATCGCTGAAGGCAAGTCAATTGAAGAGTTTCGTGGTGAATTGCTAGAAGAGATCGGTTCAACCCGCGCTCTTGAGTCGCAAGACATCGGCATGAACAAGAAAGAAACTCAGCGTTTTTCTCTGGTTCGCGCTGTTCACGCACTTGCTAACCCAACAGATCGACGCGCTCAAGAAGCTGCTGCCTTTGAATTTGAATGTTCACGCGCCGCTGCTGATCAGTCTGGCAAAACCGCGCAGGGCATCATGCTCCCAGCTGAAGTTTTGCGTAACTGGAAGCGTGATTTGAACTCAGCGGATGAGTCAGAGCTTTTCACTGACGACTTCCGTGGTGGTGAGTTCATCGACGTACTCCGCAACGCATCATCAGTGATGCAAGCGGGCGCTCGTATGCTTGGTGGCCTTTCTGGTGATGTTAAGATTCCAAAGAAAACAACTGCTGCTTCAGCGGGTTGGATTGCTACTGAAGGCGGTGCATCAAGCGAATCAGAAATGGTTGTTGGACAGGTTTCAATGACACCTAAGACGCTCGGCGCGCACACTGACGTAACACGTCAGCTGCTTATCCAATCTTCATTGGACGTTGAGGCGTTGATGCGTGATGACTTGGCACAAGCTATCGCAACTGCAATCGACTTAGCTGGCTTGGAAGGTTCTGGTGCAAGTGGACAGCCCACAGGTATCCTGAATACTTCAGGCATCAACACGGTTGATTTCGGTACGTCTCCAATCCTCGTTCCTTCTTTCGCGAAGGTTGTTGATATGGAAACAGCTGTTGCTGAGGACAATGCGCTTACTGGAAACCTTGCATACATCATGCCTGCGGCAATGTACGGCGGCTTGAAGACAACTGAGAAAGCAACTAACACTGCTCAGTTTGTTGTTGAGCCTGGCGGCACTGTCAACGGATACCGTGCAATCGTTTCTAACCAAGCGACAGCGGGCAACTTGTACTTCGGTAACTTCGCTGATCTTCTGATTGGTATGTTTGGTGGACTCGACATCGTTGTTGATCCATACACAAACAGCACCAGCGGAACAATCCGCGTTGTAGCGTTGCAGTCAATGGATGTTGCTGTGCGTCACGCAGTTAGCTTCTGTCTCGGTAACGACGATCAGTAAGTAGTATCAGCCCGCCCTCCGGGGCGGGTTCTTTTTTGGATTGTTTATGAAATATCTAGTATTGAAAGGCACAGTGATTAACGGTTGCGTAGCTAGAGCCGGTGATGTCGTCGAGGTGCCAGAAAGTGAAGTGAAAGGGTTGATTAGCATCAATCGAATCTCGCCTGTTGTAGAAAAGAAGGCTGAGACTGTTGATCGTGCTGTGGGCCTTGATGAGGAAACTAAGCCTAAGCGTCGCGGACGCCCAAAGAAAAAGGCTGAGTAATGGCTGTCGAACTTGCTGCTGATCGCGCGATATTTCTTGCTGACTTTGGGGTGACGGCGACTTATGCACCTTCATTTGGCGCAGAGAAAAGCATCACAGTAATTTTCGACAATGAATACCTGGATGTTGATGTTGGCGGTAGCGTTGCTTTTGCTACACAACAGCCAAAGATTTTGGCTCGTGATGGTGACATTGCGGGCATGAAAGAAGGTGACGTGATCACTATTGCAAGCGTGGATTATACGATTCGCGTTGTGATGCCAGATGGAACCGGCATGACTGAGATAATGCTGGAGAAAGATCCGTGGCTCACGTAAGAAAGTCGATCAGGGATAACGTCAAAACCGCATTAACGGGCCTTACAACAACAGGCTCGAATGTGTATCAGACGCGCGTGTATCCGCTGGCTGAGGACAAGTTGCCGGGCATTGCGATCTATACGCGCACTGAGGATGTTGAATATCAGACAATCACAGTGCCGCGCGTAAAAGAGCGCACGCTAAGAATCGCAGTTGAGGCATATGTGAAGGCGCTCACTGATTACGATGATACGCTGGACAAGATAGCGCTTGAGGTTGAGGCCGCACTTTATACAGATTTAACGAGAGGTGGATTCGCAAAAGATACACGAGTGGTATCATTTGATTCACAATTCTCTGGTGATGGCGATCAGCCTATTGCTTACGCGACAATGGAAGTTGAGGTTGATTACTTCACTGGGGAAGATGACGCGGAGACAGCGATATGATCGAGATGACATTTGGCGACACGCAAATAAAAGTTCAGCCTCACAAGGTTGATGAAATGTTGCGTAAAGGCTGGAAACTGGTTCAGGCTGAAGAGCCTGTTGTGGAGGTTGAAGAGCCTCCGGTGGAAGTTGTACAAGACGAGGATTCCGAGGAGGAATAAACAATGGCAGTTCATAAAGGTTCAGAAGGAACGGTTAAGGTTGGATCAAATGCGATTGCCAACATTCGTTCTTATTCAATTGAAGAGTCGGCTGACACGCTTGAGCAGACAGTAATGGGGAACACTTCCCGCGCTTACGCTGCAAGCCTCAGCACATTCAGTGGCTCAGTTGATGTTTACTGGGATGAGACAGATACAAGCGGACAAGGCGCGCTTACTATCGGTGCAGAGGTTACTTTGAACTTCTACCCTGAAGGCGACACGACTGGTGATACTTATTACACCGGCACAGCAATCGTTACCGGCATCACGCGCACAGCGTCTTTCGATGGCAACATTGAGGCGTCTATTTCTGTGCAGGGTGACGGCGCATTGTCAGAGACTACGGTATAACGCATGAGCGTCTTAGATAAGGCAAAGGGCCATTACAAGGCTCTTCTCAGCGCGAATCCGTCAAAGATTGAGATCCCTGAGTGGGAAACCACAGCTTACGTTAAGCCAGGGATCAATCTTGCACAAATGGGCGAGATTCTTGAACTAAGTCAAGGCGGCAAGACTGCTGAGGCTATGGCAATGACGCTGATTTATCGTCTTATTGATGAAGAGGGTACGCCCATCTTCAGAAAAGCTGATAAGACGGAACTTATGCGCCACGTTGATCCTGACGTGCTTGCTCGTGTTGTGGGTGATATTAGCGCTAATGATCCCGATGAGGATGAAGTCGCGGGAAACTAGCCACCGACTATGACTTGCAATTCCGCTTTCATCTGGCGGAATCCCTAAGCAAAACAGTCGGTGAGATTGAAGCGATGGATATGAGGGAATATCTGGGTTGGATTGCGTGGTTTAAATTAAAGGAAGCGAATAAATGAGTCGGATGAACGCTCAGATTGACATTACGGCTAAGAATAAAACGCAAAAAGCGTTTGATTCCGTAACTCGCAACCTTACAACGCTTAACAAAGCCGCTGCCAAGACTGTTAAACGAACTGCCAAGATTGGCGTGGCTTTTGCAACCGCTGGCGCTGCCGCAACCGCTGCGATGGTTAAGATGCGTCTTAGCGCTATCGACAACCTCGCAAAAACTGCTGATAAGCTAGGCGTAACTACTGAGGCGCTTGCTGGCTTACAGCACGCCGCTGAACTCACTGGTGTCGGAACGGACACAATGAACATGGCATTGCAACGCATGACAAGGCGCGTTGCGGAGGCCGCTGTGGGTACGGGTGAGGCTAAAGGCGCTCTCGAAGAGCTAAACATCAACGCTGCCGCTCTCGCAAAACTTCCACTAGATCAGCAGATGCAAGTTGTCGCTGATGCTATGCAAGGCGTTGAAAAGCAATCAGATCGCGTAAGGCTTGCGATGAAGCTCTTTGACAGTGAGGGTGTGGCGTTAGTCAACACGCTTGCCGGTGGTTCTGATGGGCTGAAACAGATGGCGGCGGAGGCTGAGAAACTGGGCATTAGTCTCAGTCGTGTTGATGCCGCACAGATTGAACAAGCCGAAGATAATGTGACACGCGCCAAGGGCGTGTTTGAGGGCTTGGCTAACCAAGTAACGGTTGCTTTGTCACCGGCTATTAGCGAGCTTGCTGCTAACTTCTATCAGACAGCATTGGACACTGAAGGATTTGGCAACATCGGTAACCGAGTTGCTGAGTTGCTCGTGAAAGGTTTTGGTGTCTTGGCGGATGCTATTCACGGGATAAAGATCCTAATCAAAGCCATTCAACTTGTGTTTGCTCGGTTCACTGAAACGCTGTTGAAAGGTTTTGCTGAAATCGGCGATGGCGCAGACTTCTTAATACGTCAATACAACAAAGTCGCTGAGTTCTTTGGTATGGGAACTATTGAGGACAATGTTGGGCAATCGTTCCGAAATACGGCAGAAGAATTCAGACAGATGGGCGACACCTTTAAGATCGAACTAGCGGAAATGGCTGAGGCACCGCCATCTGATGCGATTGAGGAATGGTTTGATGGCGTGCAAGCAAAGGCGCGTGAGACAGCTGAGGTGATTGCTGCTAACTCACCGGCTGTGGTTGCGGCTGAGGCAGATGATGAAGTGCCAGCGGCTGTGACACAAATGGATCCAGTGACTAAAGCACGCATGGAAGGCGAGCAAGCGCTGAAAGACTTCAAGCGCAAGTCAACGATGGAGCAAACACAAATTGTTTTGGGCGGCTTAGATCAGCAGTTGGCCGGTATTGCCAAGCACAATAAGGCCGCATTTAGACTCCAGCAGGGCGTTCAGATCGCCCAGGCTGTAATGAATACATACACGGGTGCGACTAAGGCGCTCGCGTCATTCCCACCACCAATCAACTTTGCAATGGCCGCTGCTGTTGTGGCTAGTGGTTTAGCGCAAGTCGCTCAGATTCGTTCTCAGAGCTTTGAGGGTGGTGGTTTCACTGGCATGGGCGCACGCGCTGGCGGTATCGACGGCAAAGGTGGCTTCCCGGCTATCCTGCACCCCAACGAATCAGTGATTGATCATACAAAAGGCGGTGGCGAGAAAGTGATTGTGCAACAGACGATCAACGTCACAACGGGCATACAACAGACTGTAAGAGCCGAAATCGCAAATATGCTCCCAGCTATCACTGAGGCCGCAAAAGCGGCTGTGGCGGATTCTAGGATGCGTGGCGGCGGGTATTCGCGGGCTATGGGGGTATAAGATGGCGGCGTTTCCAAGTGTAGGCTTCCAGAAGATGACGATGCGGCTCAAGTCGGCCACGCAGATCAGCACATCGCCATTTACATTCGATCAGCAGGTGCATGAACATCAAGGCGTGCGCTGGGAGGCTGAGGTGACATTGCCACCGCTCAAGCGCTCAGATGCTAAACAGGTTGAGGGATTCTTTGCATCACTACGTGGGCAATCTGGCACGTTCACGATGGGCAATCCGCTTCATACAACGACAGCCACAGGCAACATCACAAGCGGTGCGGCTAACGCAACAACGGTGACAGGCACGTTGAGCAATGCGGTTGTCGGTGATTATTTCGAGGTAGGCTCTGCCCTTTACATCATTACCGGCATTGACTCATCGACGTTTGACATCATGCCACCGCTGAGGGCTGCAATTTCATCATCGACAGCGCTCGATTTTACATTACCCAAAGGCACCTGGCGCTTGGCATCGAATGATGTTGAGTGGGACATTGATCGTGCCAGCTTATATTCGTTCACGTTTGCTTGTGTTGAGGCCATATGAGTCGCGGATTACCAACAGCGGTTGCCAATGCAGTATCGGCTGATGTCGTTCGCCCGGTTCTTTTTGTTCAGTGCGCGTTTGATTCTGGCAACCTTAATCTCTGGGGCGGTATTGGTAGCCTAACCGCTGGAAGCGTCACATACGTTGGCGCGGGGACCTTGCTCGCTGTAAGCGGCATCAAAGAATCAACTGAGTTACAGGCTAACGGCGCAACTGTACAACTATCAGGCGTGACGGAACCGTTGCTGTCTAAAGCGCGTGATGAGGATTACCAGGGACGCGAGCTAAAGATATTGCTTGGCACGATGAACTCAAGCAACTCGTTGATCAGCAATCCGTTTGTGATCTTCTCAGGCTTTATGGATACGATGACAATAACCGATTCTG